TTCACACATGACTGCTACTCTTTCCCCTTCATTCGTTGCTGCTCGTGATGCTTTCGCTGCATGGTACGATCGCAAATCTCCTGACACTCAAGAGCTGATTGATAGCATCTCTGAGCGTACGCATTACATCATCGACGAGCAAGAGTACGACGATTTTCTTACCCTTCTTGACGAAGAGTTTTGTATCGTAACTGCTGTTGACTTCGAAGACAAGTTCGAAGCAGAGTTCGCAGGTTACGGTGACTCTCAGCTCGCAGAGTATGCTGAGAATATGGTGACTGACTGCTACGATATGTCTCGTCTTCCTGACTTCATTACCAATCACATTGACTGGGAAGCTGTCTGGAATTGTGAGCTTCGTTACGATTACTCAGAGGTGCAATTTAACGAGAACACCTACCTCTTCCGTAACCACTGAGTTAGCTATACTTAGCGGCTCAACATCGAGTCGCTAGCTGTCACAAACCACGTTCCACATTCATCACAAGGACGCACCTATGATTAGTAACACTTGCTACGAGTTAATTAACACATCAACAGATCTAATTAACTATTGGAGCAAGCGTCTAACTAACAAAGCATTGCTCCAGTATGTTGACCCGCTGTATGAGTACAAAGAAAATCATCTCGACTTGTATCGCTACATTGCGTGGGCTGAAACTTACGACCAATCTGAAGAAAACTATTGATGACTGAAACTAAGTTTGTTGTCTTTGGCTACGATACCAAACAAGAACGTTATGATGCGTTAGGTGTCATAACTTCTGATTGGACTATAGCTGAGGCAGACTTAAAGCAGCGTTACCCTAACTTCGAGCACATCTACGTCTACACTGACAATGACTGAAACCAACATCATCCTCGCCGTTGTAGGCGTTGTCGGACTTCTGTCTACGCTTGCTGTTTACTCCCGTGCGAACAATGCTAACTCCGCCTATGAGAAGCGACTGCTACGACAGCGAAACGTTGTCGATGTGGCATCTTCGGATGAGTGATTGTCTTCGTGCAATGGATGCACCGTGGCAATCTACCATAAACAAATCTAATCATGGGTACGCCCATTGGTTTAGAATCTACCTGCAATACGTTGAAGTACTAAATGACTAGAACTCGTGAGTGGCTGCTACTCAATGCAGTCGAAGCTTGGCTGCATCACTATAGCTATCCTCCTTCAGAAACCGTCGAACAGTATAAGAAACTGCGTGACGAGTTCCATGACACATTCATGGCGAGCATACAACCCAAGGACGTAGAAGACGATCCACCAAAACGTACAACTCGCAAACGTACCACCAATGCAAACAAAGCAACCAAAACTGTATGAAGTGACCCTACGTTCAGGCACTATGCATTTGCTAGCGCCCGACTCTGAGTCTGCCGCATGGATGGCTCTAGAGTTGTCCCTTGAACGTGAAGATGAACTAGTCAATGTGAGGCAAGCTGATGAGTGGTAAACCGTATTATCCCAACAACTGGGAGCACTACAAAGATGCACCCGATGAGATGTTCGAGCCCCATACATTTGAGGAGGTTATGTCTTGGAAGGTAGCAGGCTGGGAGCTTCCTTCTTCTGTTTGCTGCATCATTCGTGCAGAGACTGCTAAAGGTAAAGTCAAAGAGTATGTCTATCAAAAGCAACATGCTGCTGAGGCTAAAGTCAAAAGTCTAATGGCTGACGGTGCAGAGTTTACCGTTTGTACTGATTCAGCTATCCATTTTATTTCACCCGGAGCAACTGATGTCATTGATTACGATTGAACAGTATCACGAACTAGCCGAAGATTATCCCGAGCTAGCACAATGCATCCACATTCACGATTTCAAGGACGCAGAGGAGGACTTTATTGGCGACACCAGCGCAGATTGAGAAACAGGTCAAGCTTGAGCGTGAGGCTATCTCACAAGGCTTAAACAAGCTACGTAAAAACACAGAAGATCTGGAGGCTAAATCATATGCATCTGCTAGTGTCTACGGTATTGCATCCATTGATGCTGCACTACCTACTGTAATCAAATACATTGAAGATACAACACACGATCGTTTGACTCGTGGTACTGGACACCAGTTTCAACTAGTCAAGAAGTATGTATCTAAGTTAGACACAGCAGCTGCAGCTACCATTGCGCTTAAACTAACCTTTGATAAGGTATTCTCATACAAGCGTTATTCTGATCAGCTCATCAACGTGTGTGACGCCATTGGTCACGCTATTGAGAGCGAATGTCAAATGCGTTTCTATGAACAAACTGCTCCAGGTTTACTCGAACATCTAAAGAAGAAGTATTGGCACAAGTCTACTGGCACACAACAAAAGCGTACCAGCATACAAACCAAGTGGAATCAAAGAGATGTTGAGAAGTGGCAAACCTGGGGTAGAGCAGATCGTGTCAAACTTGGAGGCTGGTTACTTGATTGCATCATGCAGAGTACCGGCTGGTTCGAGAAAGACAATCGAAGAGAGGGACGCAAGACTGTACAATACTGTGTCCCTACTCCAAAGTTCATGGAGGTCAAAGATGTATTGATGCACGATGCTGAACTATTCAGCCCGCTTGCATGGCCAATGCTTATTGAACCTAATGATTGGACTAACGATCATGCGGGAGGTTACCTGCTGAATGAGGTTATGCGTGGGCATGACTTGGTTCGTCGGGGACAAAGCACCCGTATACAGGGGGAGAAACCACTAGAGTTTATCAACAAAATTCAGAAGGTTCCCTACTGTTTAAACCTCTTTATTGTAGGAGTAGCGAAAGAGTTAGAAGAAAGAGGAGTACAAGTAGGTAAGTTTCTACCTATTGTACAATATGATCTTCCTCCTAAGCCTTTCGACATTGAAGAGAACGAAGAAGCTAGAATGTCTTATAGAAGGCAAGCTACTGAAGTTCGAAACAAGCAAGCTCAAGAGTTCAAGAGATCATGCAGAACTCGCATGACTATGGAAGCAGTAAAGAGGTTTGAGGATATAGATAAGTTCTACATTCCGTGGTCGTTTGATTATCGGGGTCGTGCTTACCCTATCCCTGCCTTCCTTACTCCACAAGATACAGACTTCGGAAAAAGTTTGTTGAGGAGTTATGAAGAAGCTCCTATGACAGCTGATGCTGAAGAGTGGTTAGCTTTCCAAGTTGCAACTACGTATGGTCTTGATAAAGAGACTATAGCTAGACGTCTTGAGTGGGTGTCTGATAACATCACATTCATCAAGCGTGTTGCTACTGATCCCATTGGATTCTTATCTGAGTGGGAAGAAGCTGATGAACCTTGGCAGTTCCTTGCAGCTTGTGAGGAGTACTACAGGTGTGTCGTCACTAAAGAGAGTCCTACTACTGGTTTATTCGTTGCTACTGATGCTACGTGCAGTGGTCTACAGATCCTCGCAGGATTAGCCCGTGATAGGTCTACAGCGCAGCTTGTTAATGTCCTTCCTAGTGAACGTCCTCAGGACGCATACAAGGTCGTTGCAGAACACGCTAAGCCTCAATGTCCTAAGTCAATCCGTCCTTACATGGACAGAAAAACGGTCAAACGAGTAGTCATGACCGTGCCTTACAATGCTAAACCTTTCTCCAACCGTGGATATATCAAGGACGCACTGAAGGAGAAAGAGGTAGAGATTGACAAAGATGATCTCACCAAGACTGTTAAGGCAGTGAGAGATGCTATGGAGGTTGTCGTTCCTGGTCCTATGGCTGTCATGGCTTGGATTGAACAGGAAGTCAGCAAAGCTATTGACCGTGGTGAGACTGAACTTACATGGACTACACCATCTGGGTTTGCTGTTACACAACGGTTAATGAAGAAGCAGTTTGTGGAAGTTAAACTCCATCTGCTTGGTCGTTGTAAGCTGAAGATCGCTGTGGGTGATGATGATGAGGTAGACAAGTTGCACCACAAGAACGCAACTGCTCCGAATTTGATTCATTCACTCGATGCGTCGCTCCTCCACCTAGCTGCTACTCAATTCAACGCACCGATTGCACTCATACACGACTCTGTGTTGTGTCGTGCTACAGACATGACTCTGCTGTCTACCATTGTTCGTCAGACGTACATGCATTTGTTTGCAGAGCATGATTACCTGCTAGACTTTGCGCAACAGATAGGCGCAGAGACTGACCCACCGATCATCGGAGATCTGGAACCAGAATCCGTGATTGAATCCACTTACTTCTTTTGTTAATGACCCGCACCATCCACAAAACTGAACAGCCTGTGATCCTTGAGGGTTACCAAGCTGTACTGAAGCCAAGCAAGTTTGGTTATTCGTTGTCTGCCCTTGTCGATTCCGATCTGGTTGAGAAGCTGGAAGAGGATCGCGTTGAGTCCCTCAAGTGGGCAGAGACTAAACTGAAGAACCCTAAGCGTTCTACCCTGAAGCCTGAGCCTTGGGAAGAAGTTGCCGAAGGTCAATACAAGATTAAGTTCTCCTGGAATGAAGACAGCAAGCCTCCCGTTGTTGATACTGAGGGCACTCACATCACCGACGAGTCTATTCCTATGTACTCTGGCAGTCGTGTGAAGCTCGCCTTTTACCAAAAGCCCTACATCCTCAAGGACGGTGTTACCTATGGCACGTCCCTCAAGCTTGTGGGTGTGCAACTCGTGGCACTGAACAACTCTGCTGCTGTTGACACTGGCGACATGGCTGCTGAAGATGTGGCTGCCTTGTTTGGTACCACTGCTGGCTTCAAAGCCTCTGAACCTAACATTACTACTACCACCACTGACACCGAAGACGACTTCTGATGATTACCTTTGATTGCGTTAAGAACGAAGAGCTCGGACTCTACGAAGGCACCCTGTGTGCCACCCTGCCTCCGATTGTTGTCACCCGCTACAAGGCGGATCGCTCCGACTTCAAGTATGAGATGCGTCGTGCGATCTCGGAGATCGTCGAAGAGATCATTGAAAAGAACCTCAACGACTTCTGATGTATAGATCAGGCTTGGAGGGCAAGGTCGCTGACCTTCTCTCCAGCTTGAAAGTTTCTTATGAATACGAATCACGTAAACTCGCATACGTTCTTGAATGCAACTACATCCCCGACTTTCTTTTACCGAATGGTGTTTATCTAGAGGTAAAGGGGAGACTGACGAGCGAAGATCGTCGCAAGATGAA